AACCAAGACATGAAAGAGGAAATACAAACCTACAAGAAAAATCACTGAGTAATCAGTGATTTTTTTTATTCACTATATATTTATTAATAAAATTAAAATATGAAAAGAATAGTTAGACTAACAGAATCAGATCTTGCAAGAATTGTAAGACAGGTAATTAAAGAAAGTAACGAAGACGAATTATTAAGTTGTATCGCAGATGCATATGAATTAAGTCTAGTTGACGTTTTAAAATTAGCACCTTGTAGTGATTGTCAAGAAGACCCTTCTCCTGAAAATGCTGAAAAATGTTTGAAGGCGGTGGAAAAAGTTGTAAGGTCAAAAGGTTATAATTTAATGCAATTAGCGCAAATGACGTTAGAGGCTACTAAGTGTTCATCCAAATTAGGTGGAGGAAAGATTAGTTTTCCAGGAATTGGCGGAGGTCAATTCTAAATAAAAAAATATTACAAAAAATATTTTTGGGTAATCTTAAATGGTTACCCTTTTTTATTTCATATCTATTTATTAGAAAATTCAGTAGATTATATTTATTATATATGGCTAATGGTACAACATATGGAATAAATTTTCCTTTTAGACAAAGTCAAAAGGGTACGTATTTAAATCTGACAGAAGAATCGACAGATGAGATAAGAGCAAATCTTGTACATTTGTTATTAACAAGAAAGGGTTATAGGTATTATTTACCTGATTTTGGTACTCGATTGTATGAATACATATTTGAACCATTAGATGGGGAAACTTTTGATACGTTAAAAACAGAAATAGAAGATTCTGTCAGTAAATACATACCAAATTTAACAATACAAAATATAACAATAGAACCTTATATCGACTCTGAAGAATCAATTGGTGAATTATCATCAGAACAATTTGATGTTCCTGTTTATCGAGTACCAGGTGCGAATACTGAAGAATATACGGCAAAAATAAAAATAGAATATGTCGATAATAATAGTGCTTTTAGTACTTCACAATTTGTGATTATAAATTTATAATAAAATGGCTAATAAAAAAATATCATATACTGAAAGAGATTTTGAAGGGATAAGAAGAGACCTTATTAATTTCACACAACAATATTATCCCGAACTAATTCAAAACTTTAATGACGCTTCAGTATTTTCAGTTTTAATGGATTTAAACGCTGCGGTTGCTGACAACCTACATTTTAATATTGATAGGAGCATTCAAGAGACAGTTTTACAATACGCACAACAAAGATCTTCAGTATTTAATATCGCTAGAACTTATGGATTAAAAATACCTGGTTATAGACCATCGGTTGCTGTTGTTGATATATCTATAACTGTAGATGCATTTGGTGATAGTGAAGATGTTAGATATTTAGGGATTTTAAGAGCAGGAGCGCAATTTAATGGAGGAGGAACTACTTTTGAGACCATATATGATATAGACTTTTCTAGTCAATTTAATAGAGAGGGTTTTATTAACAGAACTAAAAAACCAATTTTTGATCAAAATAATAAACTTAGTAGTTACCTTATAACTAAAAGAGAGGTTGTTGTAAACGGTAGTACAAAAGTATTCAAAAGAGTTGTTAATTCAACAGACGTTGTTCCTTTCTTTAATTTCTTTTTACCTGAAAAAAACGTATTGGGTGTTACTTCTATCATACAAAAAGACGGAACAACATACACTACAACACCTTCTTATAGTGACTTTACAGGGGCTATAGATAGATGGTATGAAGTTGATTCTTTAGTTGAGGATACTGTTTTTATTGAGGACCCAACAAAACCCGTTGATAATGCTGGGGTAAAAGTTGGTAAGTATATTAAAACAGAAAACAGATTTATAACTGAATACACACCTGAAGGTTTTTTAAAAGTACAATTTGGTGCGGCAACAACCACACCTGACCAACAATTGAAAGAATTTACAAGGACTGGAGTTCCTTTAAATTTGGCAAATTATCAAAATAACGTAGGTTTAGGGCTTACGGTACAACCAAACACAACTTTATTTGTTCAGTATAGGATTGGTGGTGGTTTAGCGTCCAACATAGGTGTAGGTGCCATTACTCAAGTAGGTACTATTGATTTTGTGGTCAACGGACCGTCAGAACAAATAAATACTAATGTTGTTCAGTCAATACAAGTAAATAACGTTACGGCAGCAATTGGGGGTGCTAACCAACCTACCGTTGATGAGGTGAGAAATATGGTTACTTATAATTTTGCATCACAAAAAAGGGCAGTAACAATAAACGACTACAAATCAATTATTGATACCATGCCAGGAAATTTTGGGGCACCGGCTAAAGTTTCAATCAGTGAAGTGGATAATAAAATTTCTGTTAAAATTTTATCTTATGACGAAACGGGAGTATTAACACAAACAGTATCAAATAACTTAAAAACAAATTTGGCAACTTATTTATCAAGATATAGAATGATAAATGATTATATATCGGTTGAAGTCGCAAAAGTAATTGATTTAGAGTTTGAGGTTTTTGTTGTTTTAGACAATCCAGGTAGTCAATCAGAAGTAATAACACAAATAATTAATAATATTAGTACATACATGTCACCACAATCAAGAGAATTAGGTCAAAATGTTAATGTTGCTGATATGAAAAGAGATATACAAAACATTGCGGGTGTAAACACAATCACTGAAATTAGAGTTTACAACAAAATTGGAGGTCAATATTCGTCTTCGGAAACCTCACAAAGGTATATAGATAATAGTACAAAACAAATAGAATTAATTGAAGAAACAATATACGCTGAACCCGATCAGATATACCAAGTAAGATTCGCAACCAAAGACATTAAAGTAAGAGTTAAAAATCTTTCAACAATAGACTTCGGATAAATTATTTATTTTGATGAGTTATAACTTATCTTAAAATTGATAAAATAAGTATTTATCACTAAAGAACACTATGTCTAAAAGTTACAGGTTTAGAACAAAATTAAATCAAGATAGAGAGGTAAGATTAAATATCGAACAAGATTTCGATATGATAGAAATCTTATCATTAAAACTTAAACAATCGGATGTTTATACTCGCTTTTGTGCGGATTACGGTGTAGTTGCTGGTAGGGTTATTGCAAATGGTGGATATGGTGTACCAAACGTACCTATATCTATTTTTGTTCCTTTAAGTGCGCAAGACGAAAACGATCCTGTAATTAAAACCTTATACCCTTATAAAACATCAGACCAAAAAAATGAAGATGGTTATAGGTATAACCTGTTACCTTACAAACCTGAATATGGTGGACACACACCTACGGGAACTTTTCCTGATATAGAAGACGTACTTAAAAGAAAAGAAGTTTTAGAAATATATGAGAAATACTACAAGTATACCGTAAGGACTAACGAGAGTGGTGATTTCATGATAGTTGGTGTTCCATTGGGTATGCAAACAATAGTAATGGATATGGACTTATCTAATATTGGTTGTTTTTCACTTAGACCTTCGGACTTAGTAAGAATGGGTATGGGTGTTGAATCACAATTTGCTGGATCACAATTTAGAGCATCTGAAAATATAGAATCATTACCACAAATAATAAATTCAAAAAAAGACATAGAAGTCGCATCTTTTTGGGGTGAAACTGAGATATGCGATGTTGGTATAACTAGAGTGGATTTTGATTTAAGGACTCTTGGAATTAACTTTGAACCACAGGCCGTTTTTATGGGGTCACTATTTTCAACAGTCGACGAAGATGCCTTAGGTACAAATTGTAAACCAAAATTTGATAGTGGAAATCTTTGTGATTTGGTAAGTGCTCCTGGTAAAATTTTAGCAATAAGACAAACAATATACACGGACACGCAAGGACTACCAATTTTAGAACAATATAAATTATTGGATGGTGGTAACGTAATTGATGATGAAGGCACTTGGTTAGTGGAAGTACCGATGAATTTAGATTTTGTTACAACTAATGAATTTGGGGAACAAATATTTTCAAACGACCCAACGGTAGGTATACCAACAAAAGGTAAATACCGATTTAAAATACAATATCAAAACGAAAATGCTGAAACAGCACAAGTAATTAGGGCAGATTATATAGTCCCAAACATAAAAGAGTATGGGTGGAGAAATTTGTCAGGTCCTGATGAAAATGGACCAAACGACTCAAGTTTACAAGAAAAATCATATGCGTTTAGTTTGGATTGGCAAGACTACGCACAAATAGATCCGGTAACAAGTGGTTTTACCACTTTAGGACAACAAATGTTACAAGAGGCACTAAATTGTGATGATAGATTTTTTGAATTTAATTTCAATAGGGTTTATACCGTTAGTGGATTTTTAGATAGATGGAAGTGGGGATATAATAGGGCTAGACATTTAGGAATAAAAGAAATAACAAATAGAGATTGTAGTTCGACAACAAATCGGATGCCTGTAAA